AGCAACACTAAATGTTTTAGAAGCTATAAGATCGCCTGAAGGTAAAACAAGTGATGGTAAAATATTACTTCCTCCAAGTATGTCTACCTCTGAAAAGCTAGTAGAGTCTGTTTATCAATTATTTAAGTCTGTAGAACCCGGATCTATAACAAGCTTACGGAAACTTGGAGATCATGTAGATGCGTATACAGGTGAGGAATTAGAAAAACTAGGGCCAGTAAATAAAAATGCATTTATAACAAACATAACAGGTATCCGTTTAACACAGCACGACCCTGACTCAGCCCTCCAGTTTGCGGTTTCAGACTATAACAAGTTAATCCGCGCTAATGTAAAACCTATTTACAGAGTAGGTGAAGATGATGCTGTTTCAATGCTTGACAATTATATAGCTCGTCAGAGTAAAAACTATGAGTATCAACAAGACTTGTTTAGAAAAGTAAGTTCGTACTCTTCAATTAACGGAAGATACAAAACTTTAAAAATGTTAAAAGATAGCGGTCTATCAAAACCTGCCTCTCGTGATTTATATAACGGGATATTTAAACCTACTGCTCCTCCTAAAACAGACGGCAGAATCTTAGAAGTCTTAAAAGCGTCTACGCCTGAAAACCAAACACTAAGCACTCAACGAAGATCAACAAACAGAGAGTACGATGCAGTGTTTAGACAATTTAAAAAGTTGTCTCTTTATGGCGAAGAAACTGAAAACCCCTTTGATGAGCCAGATGAAGTATACGAAAGACTGAGTAAAGCTGTTGGAGGAGAGGTTTCTGAGCCTGTCCCTAACGCACCTACTGAGCCTGATGAGCGCATTAATAAGTTAACAGGTAGGCCATATAACGAAGACGCGGGAACAGCGCACATGGACGCGGATGATCCTATGCGTAGGTTGAACATGGCCGCAGGTGGCAAAGTAATAAAACAACTAAAAGGAAACTGTAGCTAATGGCCGAACAATTTAAATACTTTAAACTCTCAGACTTTAATTGCCAAGAAACTGGTGAGAACGAAATGGATGTTACTTTTATTCACGCCCTAGACCAACTTAGAGCGGCCTGTGGGTTTCCGTTTAACATTACAAGTGGCTACAGAAGTCCCAACCACAGCATAGAGAAAGCAAAAAAAATTGCAGGAACCCATGCATCCGGCATTGCCGCTGACATTAAAGTCTCTGGAGGCGCACAGCGTTTAGCAATTGTTAAACATGCGTCTGCTCTTGGAATGTCAGTGGGCGTAGCTAAGTCTTTTGTACACGTAGACACTCGCAAAACTGAACCTATGTGTTGGTGCTACTAATAAATGGACAGTGTTGTAACTTTAATTAATGAGGTAGGGTTTCCAATTGCGGCCGCGTTAGGACTAGGTATGTTTATCTGGAAGCTAATTAACCGTATCATTGATGGCCTAGAAACTAAAGTAGATACACTAGACGACAAACTGTTAGAAGCTATAAGCCACTTAGAAGAGCGGTTGGGTGGTAAGCTAGACGGACAACACGGTATCTTAATATCCCTTATAGATAGAGTCAGGTCTGTTGACAACGAAATTATCCGTCAAGATGTATTACTCAAAACGGTGCTTGGTGTTCCGCAGTTATTGCAGACTGACAGATTAGCAAAGGCAGATAGAGATGATCAGAGAAAAGATTAAAGGTTTTGTAATTATAGGGCTGTTGTTATGCAATTCTGCGGTTGCAGATCAGATGACGCATAAGTTTAAAAGCCCTAGCTTTAATGGCATCAACACATCTAGTCACTATCTAACCATTGAGAACCAAGAGTTTAATCGGAAGGCTGATATAGCCGCAGAAATAAAAGCGTATCAAGAAGAGCTTGAGCGGGACGCAGAGAACACTACGCTTGCAAGGTTTATACGCAACTTAGAATCACGCATCTACGCAGAGCTTAGCCGCCAACTAGTTAATAATCTGTTCGGCGAGACAATGAGCGAGTCAGGAATACTAGAGCTAGAAGGAAATATTATAGAATATTTTACTGATGGCGATTTCATAACCCTAATTATAACGGATGCTGATGGAAATTCGACAACTATTACTTTGCCTATCGGTTCTTTTACTTTCTAGTTGTTCGGTATTTGACCAGTTTGAAGATACTCTTAGTCAAAGATTTGAAGCTAATGATGTAGTAAAGATAGAACAACTACAATCACAGAGCCTTATGAATGCATTACCTCCCAAGGTAAAGCCTATTGTTGCTGTGTACCCTACATCATTTACAGACCAGACAGGCCAAAGAAAAAGCAATAGCTCCTTTGCGCTGTTTTCTACTGCGGTCACACAACAACCAAGCGCCCTGTTAATACGGGCCTTGAAACACGCAAGTAATGGAAAGTTCTTTAGAGTTGTTGAGCGCGTAGGCTTAGATAACTTAACAAAAGAAAGGCAGTTAATCAGGTCTGCGCGAGAACAAATGCCTGACGGAACTGTAACTAAAGCAGTACCACCCCTGTTATTTGCAGGTGTGTTGCTAGAAGGTGCAGTAATAGCGTATGACACAAACTTAACTACGGGTGGCATAGGCGCTAGGTACTTAGGTATAGGGAAAAGCGTACAGTACAGAGAAGATAATATCACCGTATCGTTGCGTATGGTGTCAGTAGCTACAGGTGAAATACTTGTAGAAGTTATGAGTCAAAAAACAGTGTTTAGTTATGGACAATCAGATGATGTTTTTAAATTTATAGAAATGGGTACGGAGCTTGTTGAAATAGAAGCAGGTAACTCGCGCAATGAATCAACAACAATAGCGTTGATGAAGGCAGTAGAGGGAGCCGTACTAGAGTTGATAAACATTGGATACAACAGAGGGTTCTGGACTTATGAAACAGATAAATAAAATAGCAGTAATTTTAAGCTGTGCCTTGAGTGGTGTTGCTTACGGTGCTGACAACGAAATATACATTACGCAATCGGGCGCTACGGCAAACATAGATATAGAGCAACTAGGTATATCTAACCTTATTGGTGGTCTTGGTTCAACAGCAGGAAGCTTAACAGCCCTTGATCTAGACGGCACTAGCATGACCCTCGACATCAACATGATTGGAGCTACGAATAAATTCTTTGGTGACATATGGGCAGATAGCTTTACGGGTAACTACAACTTTACGGGTTCAACCAATCTGTTTACTATTCAAGTAGATCCCTCAAACACTTACGGAGCCGACAGTTCAAATCACTTAGTAAACGTGACGGGAGCCAGCAACACCTTTACGTTAAACCAAGGTACTTCTGCTTTAGCGGCAACACTAGACTTAGATTGGATTATACAGGGTTCAAACAACACAATAACGTCTAACATTAACATTGACGGTGCTACTAACTATGTTGATATTGATGGTAGTGATAATACTCTTACCTATACGGGGAGCGGTGTGACAGCTTCAGCAGGAGGTTACTTCTATCTTGATCAAACAGGCGGTAGCCGGACTTTTAACATACAGCAACTGAGTACACAAGATAATGACTGGCTTAAAATTACTTCGATTGGCAGTTCTGGTACTGTGTGTGTTATTCAAAATGACCAAGGTACAGGCATCGGTTGCTGATATAGGTGGAGTCTCTGAAGTCTTTGGAACTGCACAGATTAAAAGAGGCTCAGAAAAAAAAGATGCAGATTTAGATTTCTCTATACAATCTAATGACGAAGCCTTTACTACCAACGGAAGAATGGCACTTACTTTCCTTGATGACTCTACAGTAAGGTTGACCGAACACTCGCAGTTAACCATAGATGAATATGTCTATGACCCTGACCCAAGCAAAGCAAAGATGGCGCTTACCTTTGGGCTAGGCACAGCAAGGTTTATTAGCGGCAAGCTAGGAAAGATTGACAAGCGCCGCATTAAGCTCCGCACCCCCGTAGCCGACATTGCGATTCGCGGGACAGACTTTACTGCGACAGTAGACGAGCTAGGACGTAGCCTTATTATCTTGTTGCCTAATCAGTATGGAGTCTCTAGCGGAGAAATAGAAGTTGTAACTGCGATGGGTAGTGTGTTGCTAAACAAGCCTTACGAAGCTACAACGGTGTCTGTGTTTGAGTCAGTCCCGTCTAAGCCTGTAATACTGGACTTAACATTAGACTTTATTGACAACATGTTAATCGTTACACCGCCCAAGAAAGAAGTAGTAATTGCAGAAGAACAAACAGCCAAGACTGCAAACATATTAGACTTTAATGATCTAGACATAGACTATCTTGCAGAGGACTTTTTAGCCGCTGACAACTTAGAGTTCACAGAACTAGATATAAACTTCTTAGATGTTAATTACCTAGAAGATATGTTAAATATTTTAGATGCGCTAGGCATAGCAGAAGAAGAAGATAGACTAGCTCAAGTATCAGGCGTAACAGTTACAGGCACAGCACTAGGATCAGATCCGTCAACACAGATAACAACACTTATTTCAGGGCCAACCATAAGCCTAATAAGGGGAGTAAGTGAGTTTACGCGCTTAGATTTAAACACTGTGGGTGGTTACACGGTTATACTAATACAAGATGGAGTCTCTAATACTATAAAGATTAACGGCGGTGACTCAACAATAAGAATAGTACAGGGCGGGTAATGAAGAAACTAATTATAGGTCTTGTTGTTGCACTGTTATTCTCAGTTTTAATATACCAACCTACGGCGGTTGAGATTTTAAAGCTTAGAACCTTTGATGCCCTTGTACAAACAGAGGAACCAACAGGCAACATAATTCTGTTACACCTCACTGAGTCTGACATACACAAAGGTGGTGGTTGGCCGTTTCCTAGAGAGCGTCTAGCTGATATACACATAGACCTATTGAATGCCGGAGCCGCTTCAGTATCGTGGGTTGTTGTGTTTAGCGAGCCTGACAGGTTCGGAGGTGACGAAGTATTTGCAGAAGCGTTGTCCTATTACCCTAGTGTCATTGCTATGTTTGAGACTGACGGCTACAAAGAGATTCCTAAGACTGAAGGCACAGTAATACTAGGCAAAGATACGGGCGGTATAAAAGCTCAAGGGGTTACGCAGAACATCCAAGCCCTTAGAGATGTGTCGCTTCAAGGAATTGTGTCAGCCCCTGTAGATGTTGATAGCTTAGTGCGGCGTATGCCATTACTGATGCGAAGTCCTGATGGTTGGATAGCAAGCTTCGGCACACAGCTACTTAAAGCTGTTACAGAAACAAGCACATATGTTATCAAGACAAATAATGATGGCATACAGGAGATAAGAGTCAAACAACTAAACCCTATCCCAACTGATAGTGGTGGTAGAGTGTGGGTAAACTGGGTTAAAACAGACAGCACTTCTTTACAGGCTATGGATGTAGAAGGCAAGATGGTAATCATAGGGACTACCGCTAAAGGAATATTGCCGCAGGTAGCTACACCGTCAGGGTTGCTGTACCCGCATGAGATACAAGCGGCACTAGTTGAAACAATTCTACACGCCTCTAGTAAGCCGATGCCAATGATACCACCTACAGCGGTGTTATATGAGGCAGTGGTATTACTGCTTGGTGTTTTACTAGTGTTCGTAGGTCTTAATTACTTTGGAGTCTACATAGGTTTAGGGTTATCGCTAGGTGTTATGTCTGGCACTGCACTGCTAGGAGTTTATCTTATACGGCAGGGGTTTTTGATTGATGTCACATGGTCGCTTATCTCTGAGTTTGTAGTTGCTAGTGTTACATTTTATCTAAATTATAAAGAACAATACAAGCTAAGACAACAGATTAAGAAGCAGTTTGAACACTACTTAGATCCACGGCAGGTTAAAAGACTGCAAGATAACCCCGAATTACTACGTTTAGGGGGTGAAAAACGGTACTGTACGTTCCTGTTCACTGATGTTCGTGGGTTCACGGCCCTGTCAGAGAGTGTAACGCCCGAAGAAGTAACGTATATAATGAATAAAGCCCTTACTGCACAGCAATCAGCAGTTTCAAAATTTTCAGGTTGCGTAGATAAATACATCGGAGACGCAATGATGGCAATATTCGGTGCGCCCCTAGACTTAGAAGGCCACGAAGACAAAGCCATAGAGTGTGCTAAACAGATAGCAATAAACATGGAAGAGTTGAACGTAGAGTTTGCGGCTAAAGGATTACCGCCTATCAAGATTGGCATAGGTATTAACAGCGGCGAAGCAATCATAGGGAACATGGGATCAGAGCAGAGGTTTGATTACACCGCTATCGGTGACGCAGTTAACATTGCGGCTAGGTTAGAGTCGGGTACTAAGGCGGCAGGTGTAGATGTGTTGATAGGGTTTAGCACTAGGAAAGGATCTAGTATTAAGCTAAAGCCACTGTCGCCGATTGAGGCTAAAGGAAAAGCAGAAAAGCTAAAAGTATACACTATATAAAATGAGGTAATACTAATGTTAGATAAATTGATAGGCCCAGTAGCAGGGTTATTGGACAAATTTATTGTTGATAAAGATCAAGCCAATGCCCTAGCTCACGAGATAAGCACAATGGCAGAACGCCACGCTCAAGAGTTAGCCAAAGGACAACTGGCTGTTAACGCAGTTGAGGCGGCGCACAAAAGCCTGTTCGTCTCTGGATGGCGACCTGCTATTGGATGGATCTGCGGATTCGCTTTAATGTATTCTACAATCTTAGCACCCATCTTAGGTATTTGGTTTACTGTCCCGCCTGTAGATAGCTCATTGCTTACAAGTGTACTCATGGGCATGTTAGGACTAGGCGCAATGAGAACTGTAGAAAAAACAAAATCAGTAGCAAGGAGCAAGTAATGGCGGCTAAGAAAAAATCAAAAGTCAACGAGGCAGGTAACTACACCAAGCCTACAATGCGTAAAAGATTGTTTAACAAAATAAAAGCAGGAACTAAGGGCGGCAAAGCAGGACAGTGGAGCGCACGAAAAGCTCAGATGCTTGCCAAGCAATACAAAGAAGCAGGAGGAGGTTACAAATGAAAGGTGTTAAACATTATAAGAAAGATGGCACAGAGCATAAAGGTTCTAGTCACAAGATGGCTGACGGAACTTTACACACTAACAAGTCTCACACTAAGACAAGTGTAAAGTTATTTCATTTGAAGGACTTGTCTAAAAAATCTAAGATGAAAGCAAAAGGTACGCACAAGTGTCGCTAAAGAAACCTCAGAAGTCTTTGAAGGCTTGGACAAAACAAGAGTGGACTACAAAGTCTGGCAAGCCTAGTGCTAAAACAGGTGAGAGATACTTACCTAAGAAAGCTATAAAGGCTTTGACACCTGCACAGTATGCGGCAACAACCAAAAAGAAAAAGGCGGATACTAAGAAGGGCAAACAGCACAGCGCACAGCCCAAGAAGGTTGCTTCTAAAACTAAACAATACAGGAAAGTATAATGGCTACTCCCAGAAAAGGTAAAGCAAAAGTAAAAGTTACAGCCAGTGGAAAGAAAGTTAGCTATGGACAAGCAGGTAAAGCAAAGGGCGGTGGGCCTAGAGTTAGAGCGGGTACATCGAAAGGGGATAGTTACTGTGCCAGAAGTTTAGGTATTAAAAAAGGACTATCTAAAAAGAAACAAAATGACCCTAACACTCCGAACAACTTATCGCGAAAGCGTTGGAAGTGTTCGGGTGCTAAGTCTAAAAAGTAAATGTTAATGGTGAGTAATGAAAAAGTTTTGGAAACTGTGGGCTTTGAGCCTAGGCGAGAAAGTGGGAGACACAGATTCCGAAGCTAATGCCGTGGCTGTTATACGGACAACGCTAGTTACTATTAATTTA